TTTATCAAATCCTTCGCCAATGCTGCATCAATCAGGGAATTAATAGCCAGGACCGTTTTACCAAAACGACGATGGCAGACCAGTACGCTAAACCTCTTTAGGTTGTCATGTATCTCTGCCTGTTGCTCTCGGGGATAGTATCCTGTATCAATCATTCGGTGCGCGGTTTATCCCTGTTCTTACAGTCAAATCACCTGAGTGTTCCTGCTGTGTCTTGTCCTGCCATCCGAAATTTTTCAGCGCGAAAATAGGCCCGGTTGGGTTTCTTCCGAATAAATTTTTCTCTGCGTAATTTTCGACTTTTGTTTTGTAGTATTTTATAGTGTTTACATATTCAGGCCTGTTGGCGTACTCAATGAGGGTTTTCCTGGTGGTTTCCAAGGCAAGTGCAAGACCTGTGATGGTGTATGGTTCGCCGTTTTCATCACATTCCTCAAAGTACGCAAAACAGTCGTGGTCGAGCTGCCAACAATCACCAAATTTTAACGGTTTCCCGACTGGCATTTCTTTTTGTCCTTTTTGAAAATCGCATCATAATTGGTGCGGTATTTCTTTGACCCTAAATTCTTACGGTATGATTCTTTTTTGTCGCTCATCCCCTCACCTTCTGAAGATGCAAGAAAGCCTCTGTCATTAATGCTGCATTGTATGTCGCAAAATCTTCACCCTTGAGCCGCCTCAACTTGTTTTCCTCCCTGTGGCTTATCTCATGGGCAAAAAGCTCGATTATAGATAGCTTTGAGCATTGTGGTGCTATGTATACGTTGATATTGTCCTCATCAATGAAACCCCAACACCCGGCAAAATCAATCTGCCCCTGGATGTACTCTGCGCTCTGCTCGTCTGCATCATACGCCTGGATAATATCCTGTGGGGTATCGTGGATGGTCAGCATTAGCTTTCCGGCTCTCGTTTCGGGACACGGAGACAGCCTTCGGGCTGACCGGGCATTTGGTCGCCTTTGGGATATACCGGGTTGTCTCCTTGACCTTCTTGTTCTGTACGTTCTTCTTCCACACTATTACAGTATCAAGAATAGGGAGCCGTTACCGTCCAGATATAGACGATTTTTAAAAAGGTAGGAATTTTAGGTAGGTTTATGCTGCGGGTTCTTCTAATATCTCAAGAGTATGAAAAGTATGACTGCAATCGAGGCATTGTTTCCGTCTACGTCTTCCTGGCTGGTCTCTCAATCTGGCATTACTCTGAGTTACCGACACCCCACCCCCACACACAGGACACATATCGGGTTCCCAATAGCCGTTACTGAGCAGTTTTAACAGTTCTTTTTTCATCTTTTCGCCTTATTTTAAGTTCATTTCGATACCTGCACCGTGCCAACCCTCTACAATCATACAGCCCAACCTGATCGCCGGTAACACACACAAGAGCGCAATAGTAACCAGTGAGTGGGCATTTGGTTTTTTCCCATCCTGGCGGTATTTTCATTTCATCCTCGCAATTTGGTTTTTAGCCACGTTTTGCCCCGGTCCCACGCAAACCCGGCCAGCACAATGCACACCAGTGTCATGATTACAGTGCCTACAAATACATTGCAGCACCGGCCTATTGTCTCGATAATGATCATTTCTGCTCCTTTATTTTAGATTACGGGTTGTTTTGAAATAACTTCTTTTAAACGCCTGGATATCAAGTATCTGGCCCCAAACCGTGTCTATTTCATCCTTTTCACCCAAAACAGTAAGCGATAATTCGTATTTTGGCGGCTTTGTATCTGTCTGCCGGATAGGGATGGTGTGTATCAATATGTCTATTTTCATTACACTTTTCCTTTGATAATCATTAATCTGAATTTTGTTCTTCTATGAGTTTTATTGCTTCAAATATTGGGACAACAGCTTGTGGGACTATGGCATTTCCATATCCTTTAAGTTGGTCCAGGAAGTTGGGTATCCCATCAACTTCTGTGGTAATGTCGGCTTTGGATATCCTCCGAGTCTTTTGATTGCTTGGACTACTATATTCCCTTGAAAGCCTTTTGTGCGTAGATGAGACTCTATTTTGAAATTTAACCGTTGACCATCTGACGCTTGTGGGGTGGGCCACAATGAATATTCTATCTCTGATATGGTTAAATCCAAACGAGGCCGCCGATATACTCTCCCACTCCGCATCGTACCCGCTTTGGGCCAAATCCCTGAGAAATCTTCCAAACCCCTCCCCCCCCCCGCCAATAAGCAGGTTTGGCACGTTTTCCATGACAACGTACTTTGGTCTAACATCGTGACAAATACGAAGGATTTCACCGTAGAGACTTGATCTCTCCCCCTCAAATCCAAGATGTTTTCCATTTGATGAGAGATCTTGACAGGGGAATCCACCTGAAATAATGTCAATTGAACTTCCGTCATGTTCATATGTCGTAACATCCTCATGAATAGGCACATCAGGCCAATGTTTTTTTAACACTTTCTGTGCAAATGGTTCTATCTCAACAAAGCTATGTATTTCATGTTGCTGCCCCCATACCCAGGACGCAGCCAGGGCAAAACCGCCGATACCTGAGAACAAGTCAAGATGTCTGAATTTTTTTAATCTGTCGCACATATTTTTTAATTTCTTCCTTTGTACCAGTTGCAACCAAAACGAGTTTTACCTTCCTAGCCTCTGTTGTGGTCTGATATTGCGGGATTTCTTTTATTTCAATTGCGGCTTTCATGAGTTTTGGTCATAGGTTCCAATCATCTTTATATATTGTAAAGTTTATTCTTCCCTGATATTAAACCCGACCACAATACCGACGATCAGGGCAATAACGCCGATTAGTAACAATATTGCAAGCTCGTTCATGCTGATTTCTTCCATATGTATTGTTTATATACATCGCCGACACCTCTCAGATTGGGCAATAAATGGCTGTCATCGTACCTGCTCATCATGATATGTGGTTTTTCGTACTTATAATTTGTGCATTGGCAACACCAGGGGATGAACTTATCATCAATAGAGCATCGTGACAGGCATACGCCCCGGTTTTTACAGCCAGAGGCATCTATACTCGCTTGACGCCTTAGATATTCTGGCGTTCCCTTTTCCGGCTTTGGAACGGCGCACAGGTTATCGTTCTGTGGCTTTGCCCGCTGTTTCCTTTTTTGTCTACGGGATATTTCACGCCTCCGCTCTTTACGATGTTTGTCACACCTGAACGGTGCTCTACCAGTCCGGCCGACAACAAATTCAACACCACAATCAACGCATTTTATGACACGGCACATCACAAGACCGCCGTGCTCTTTACAGGAATAATTTTTTACTTTTGAACCGTTTGGCAATTTAATTTCCTTGTATACGATCTGGTCAATCGTGCATTCGCAGAACATCTCCCCGTCTAATGATGGGGCATAATCACTGCAATCTGTTATGTATATTACATCTGGTTTCATCTTACCCCCTTTCCTCAAAATATAGCTCACCGTTGTATAACGTAATATCAGCTATTCTCGGCTTCCAGTGTGTAGCTTTTTTACCCTTCACTTTCTTGAGTTTTCGCCATCCCCACAACTCTATTTTGCCGCCGTTTTTAAGCCATGCTTTTGTATTATCAGCCTCATCTTTTAAAAGCTTTCGCTTGTGAGCTGCGAAGTCAGACCCGCACACCTGCACACCGACTATCCCGGCATCCAATACAATTAAATCTATGATATTAAACAGATCTACCCTGCGTCTTGCCCACTGCTGCCAGTATTCAACTTTCCACCACTTCAAACCGTGACGTTTTATAATCGCGAGGGTCCGTTCCATTGGTGACATTTATTTAACCCCCAAAGAAAGAAGGCAATACCCTAGAATATCACCATAGGGACTTTCCCCTAGGGCATCCCTGTCTGTTGCAATGCGTTTTAATTTATCGAAGATCCGAACAATAGTTAGCATGTCGGCATATTTTTCTGTTGGGATACCACCGGGGTATAAAAGCAAGAGGAAATCTCCGGCCTGTCCGAAAGAATCACCATAAGCCGCTTGTTTCTGCAATACTAAATCTGCTATCTCTCTAGCGATTACATGATAATCTGATTCAGATATCGCATCCCGCAGTACCCCAGGTTTTTCAGTTTCAGGACTCATATCAACCCTCCTTTAGTTTTTTGTTAATGTTTAGGTATCCGGCTTGCCCGGATCACCGGTTTGTTTGATCAAAAGGGGATGTCATCATCCGGTATCGGCCCCTGCCCCTGGTGTCCCTGACTTTGTGCCTGGTTTGGCTGCTGTTTGGGGTGACTTTGGGCTTTTTCTCCGGCGAAATGGAAGCGGTTTACAATAATGTCCGTAGTGTAAACCGTAGTTCCATCTTTATCATAGCTGCCGTAAGATATTTCGCCTTCAACCCCAATCTTCGAGCCTTTCTTAACATACTGTTCGATAATCTCCGCAGTCTTCCCAAACACCACACAACGGTGCCAGGATGTTTTATCCTCACCATTAACCTTTTTGTTTGTGGCTAATGTGAAATTAACGACCGCTGTCCCCGATTGTGCATAACGTATTTCTGGATCTCTGCCGACATTCCCAAGAAGGATTGCTAAGTTCATGTTATTCTCCTTTAAATTAGTTCGAACATCCCGCGTTTTTGTTTGAACAAGACGCGCTGTTCTACGCCTAAAGCGCCCTGTCTGTTCTTAGCTAAAATTATATCTGTTCTGGATGGGTCTTTCGTTTCGTCGTAGTATCCTGGCCGATAAATCAAAAAGACCATATCCGCATCTTCTTCAAGCATTCCTGTTTGCTTTAAATCTGATAATTCCGGTTTCTTATCCTGCCGTTGCTCTACGTTCCGGTTGAGTTGACAAAGAAGGAAAATTGGTAATCTCAACTCTTTTTTAAGCAGGGCTATATTGCTGCAATTGTCTGTGTAAGTTTCAAATTTTGATTGATTTATTTGACCGCGTATTTTTGATAGCTGGTCAATAAAAATAACCTGGCACCCCATTTTCTTAAACTTGCGACATTTGCGCTCGACATCCTGTATTTTACAATCTGCATCGTCTACATAAATAGGCAGGACTGACAGATTTTCAGCCGACATCTTGATAGCCCCCATACTCTCTTTGCTTAATGATTCCTTTGCATAAAAACACAGGCTATTTACATCTGATTCAATCGATAACAACCGGTCTGCCAAAGATTCCTTGTCCATTTCGATTGACAGAAACCCGACTTTGATACCTCTGTTGGCAAGATAACGAGCGATAGATAAAGCAAGTGCTGTTTTGCCCATCCCCGGCCTTGCTGCGATCAATATCAACTTACTGCCGATAACTTGTATAAAATTATCAAGCAACGGCATCCCAAGCGTATATCCTGTGCCTGACTGATCCCGGCTGGCTGATTCGATCCGGTCTAACGCATCGTGCATCAATGTTTCCATATCAAAAATCTGATCTTTGCTGCTTGTGGTCTGTATCTGTAATATTTTGGATTGGGACTCGTTGATATACTGCTCAACGTCTTTGACCGTTAAACCCCTTTCAATAATTTCAGACGCAGTTGTTATCATCTGCCTTGTGACGGCATGGTTTTTAACAACATTGGCGTACTTCCTCACGTTTAGGGCTACTGGTGCGCTGTCAGATATAGCAGCAAGATAAGCTGCGCCGCCTATTGATTCTAATTCATCCAGGGCTTTTAATTCATGAGCTACCGTCACCAAATCGACAGGTTCTTTTTTCTTGGTCAGAGAAAGCATAACTCTGAATATCTTCTTGTGCGCCCCTTTGTAAAAATCATCAGGATTCAAATCATCTACATATTCGAAGCCAGCGTTATTGATAAACAAGGCTGATAAAATAGCCTGTTCAGCATCCATGTCATGCGGTGGGGTTCTGTCAAGTAACGGTTCTATCATGCTAATTTCTCCGCAAGTTCTTTTTCAATGTCTTCTTGAGATTGTGGTTTTGGAAGCTGGATTATCTTTATGTAACCTCGCTTAATCGCATTCCGCACCCATGTTTGATATGTTGCATACCAAGATTGATATTTTTTACCTGTTTTCTGGAAATGGAGTTTGAAGGCCTCAAATTGATCTTTAGCCTGTGAATT